CTCTGCGTCAAAGTCCATGCTGTCTGCAGGTACATACTTGATGTTGCCGTTGGCTTTGTTGACTACCCACCAACCACCTACCTGTTTACCAGAGGCTTTGGCGTAGCCAGCTAACTGCCCTACATACCCGAATGGATCACTCTTCTTGAGTGTGTCGAAGGACTCAAACTTGTTTCTGTATGACCAATCAGATGCAGACTTAACGTCATCTAATCGTCCATTCATTACCAAGTCATAGCTGCCTTTGATCTTGTGTTCCCCTATCTCTAGTGTAACGAAGTTATCTTCATCCTCGTAAGGAACGTCAGCTTCCTTGAGTATACCCTTGAATGCAGCTTCAACGATGTCTCCTAGTAGCATGTTCATTACGAATGTGGTCGGCAATGGTAGGGCTTTCTCTGGCTCATTCTTAGCAAACCAGAGCTGACAAGTAGGCTTACCGATGTTGGACATCCGTAAACGAAACTCGTCACGCCCTTTGCCACTGCCGAACTGGCGTCGCATAGCATCCATTACATCCTTGCCAACTTGTTCAATTGTCTCTTCGGACATTGTTGACTTACCGGATGTAGCATCTTCCAGATACTGATTGATTGCCAGTTCAGCGGGGTGGTTCATTATGCAAAGTCCTCTTCGCTAATGTCAACGAAAGCTTCCACAGTATCTACGTCAACCTCCTCGTTCTTGTGCATGTTCTCGTCCCATGTATTTAGGATGTACGTATTGTAGTTCTGAATCCATGCCATGAAGTTGCCGAACACTTCCTGTGTGTCATTGTCCATGTCAAGGGTAGTACCCAAGTCAAGGTCTGCATTAGGTACGTAGAAGCTGCTACCGTTAGGTAGGGGTACTTCTGTACTGCTGCACATGATGTGATGCTGTGGTGGTAACCTACGCATCTTGGAGAGCTTGGTAAATTGATCACCCATAGTCTTGAAGGCGTCACGATTATCTACCTCCCAGATGAATGGAGTAGTGTCTACATCTACAGCATTACCATCTGCATCTGTAGCATTCACCAACTCCACCGTACCAAAGATAGCACGAACACGCTTGATTGATTTGATCAAGTCCTTCATGCTGTCGGGCAATGCCGCCCAATCTTTGATGAACCCTGCAGGTTTACCACAGTTGAACCCACCGTCATTGTCCTTCATGTCACTGTTTAGATCGTTAGCCATGACGGTCTTGACGTAACGGTTAGCTGTGTTCTCATTACCCTTGATGAACTTCTTGTACATAAACCGCTGTAGGAACGGACGGATAGCCACGTTCTCTGCGTAGTACGTAGGACCATCCGGTATCTCCAGTTTGTATGCACCACCTGAGATGACCTCTACGTTCATCTTCTTGCCACCAATCTCCTGCTGACCCATGATAGGTGTGTGGTGGATACGCAACCGTGCAAGTGTACTTGACTTGCTGTTTGACTTAGGTGCGTCTGCCTCCATGCCCATAGCCTTAGCCATTGCAGAGAAATTGTTGGTGTCGATTGTTGCTACTTCATTCATATTGTAGTCTCCTTTTGAATAAACGAAAGTTAGTTATATCATGCTACGTCTTTTGTGTCAAGCCAATTCGGTCCTATCTTTGCCTCAAGCAGAAGCGGTATGTTGAAATCAATACCCCACTTTCTGTTGACGATAGGTATTAGCTTGTCGTTAGCCGCTTCTATTACTCGTAGTACCATTTCCTCTTCGTCTGGGTGTACGTCAATTACAATTGAGTCATGCACCGTGTTTACTACACAACTGCGTAGCTTGTTTGCTGTCAATAGCTTATCAATGTATATCAGAGATATTGGTACTATGTCAGCCGTTGCGAACGATTGTACAGGATAATTTTTAATCTGTGTGAAATATGTCACACCCCCATACCGTCTACGTGTTACATCTGGGAAGGAGAACTCCCTACCTGATGGTGTAGTTATCGTACCAGTGTTGAGTGCCTCAGTGGCAAGACGCTTGTGCCAATCAGCTACACCGGAGTACTTTGTAGTAAACTGTTTGTAGTATGCAGCTTCTGCCTCTGACCTACCAAAACCACTAGCGCCGTACAAGGGGGCGAATGTGTGTGCCTTGGCTTCTTGACGTGACATAGGCTGACCTGCATCAGTGATAACCTGTGCGGTATAACTGTGTACATCGAAGCCTGTGACTACCTCGTCAATGGCTGTCATATCCTGTGATAGGAATGCAGCAACACGGAACTCAAGCTGGGCGAAGTCAGCCTCCATAATCTTGCCACCAGTCCAGCGAGATACAAACACTTTCTTGACAGGGAATGTACCGCCACGTGGCATGTTCTGCATGTTAGGGTCTGCACCTGACAGTCGGCCTGTACCTGTACGGTGCTGTAGTAAGCGTACATGTAGCAAGCCATCTGGCTTCATATGTGTGGAGATACCCTCAACAAAACTACTGAGGTATGTCTCCACGGCTGATAGCCTACGAACATTACGTAGGAATATCTCTGCCTCCTTCATACCACGTGATCTTGCAATGCCCTCCAAGAATATTAGGTTGTCCTTTCCTGTACCGAACCCGTTAGCACTAACCCACTTGGAGTTAGGTGGTGTAAACTTTAGACCTGCAACTAAAGTTTTGCTGTCCGTAAAGATGTAACCAGTGGCATCACAATTGACGCACTTGTTTGTCCTAGCGTACAGTGTGCCATCTTTCTTCTGCTTACGTATCTGCCCACTACCGTAGCATACGCTACACTGGTGTGCTTTCTGCTTGTACAACTTGTCACTGTGCCTACTAACGGTACGTTTGTACTCTGCGTCAGGCATACGTTCATCGAACAGATCAGCCCACACTTTCTTGTCTTGTGGCTTACGGCTGTAGATTACCCATGACAATTGCTCTGGGCTGTTGAGGTTGATAGGTCGGTCACCCATAAGGTCTGCAGCCTGTTCCTCTAGTGCAATCTTGAGCATGTTGCGCTCACTCTCAAACTCCTTACGCACATCGTCAAGTGCATTCAGATCAACCTTGAAACCCCGTTGATAGATACGGGCTAGGTGTATAGCTAGTTGGTTAGTCAACTCTATGGTTGGCACTAAGGAGGTGCATCCCTCGTACTTCGTCTGCAAAGTAGTGTACAACTGTTGAGTTGCATGTAGATCGTGTGACAAATACTCCGACAGTTCATCGTGAGGTATATCACGTGTGGAATATCCATTCTTGAAGTACTCCTTTAGTGTGTCTTGTTTCTGTGTTGCAAGTTCGTACCGTTCTGCACAAGCATCAAGGGATAGCGGTTGCTTCTGCCCTCGCTGCAGTACGTACTCGCCAAGCATGGTGTCGTATACGTTACCATCGTAGGTAAAGCCAGACTCCCACAGCCACAACAGATCGTGTGGTGCGTTGTGTGCTATCAGCAAGGACGTATTGTCCAGTGCGTCTTGTACAATGCGGTGACCATTGGGGGTAGGTGCATGGTCTGCATGATCAAACGTGACAATGGTTTCTACACCGTTGTCTTCTAACATACCTACCATCACCAACGTATTCTCTGGTTCAAACGGATCAAGGTGTAACTTGCCATTGCGTTTTACCGTTGTGTTTTCTACGTCAAGTGTTAGGTGTCTCATGTAATCTCCTACTGTCAGGACCAAACGTCCCATTCATCTGTTAGTAATGTATCATTCTTGTACACTCTGTCAAGTGCCTCTTCAAACTCTTTATCGTTTGCGTATCTTTTCATGGCCTCAACGGCTTCCGTTACACTAAGGTTGCTCTCAATCATTGCGTTGTACAATTTAATTTCTGCTGCCTGTGTTGCTGTACTCATAGCTTCTCCTCTCCGTTTAGTTGATTGATACGCATCTGTGAATACCGGATGACTTTCTCTAGGTCAATGATCTCACTCTCAACCTGCGTCTTACCCTCATACATCTTGTAGCCTGCACGGCTGGCGTACTTAACTATGTTGCCCCGCCAGAACTCAAAGTCATTACGCATGATGTATGTGATAGGCTCAATGATCCACCGTGCATAGTGTTTAGGTTCATTCACGATGTCTGCTGTATGCTCTGCCAATACACTCTCCTTAAAGTCTTCTCGTTCTTTTATTAGGCGATTCCATTCACTCTTTATCATCGTCATCCTCCGTCAGTGCATCCCAAGACACAGGGAACAACTCAATCATCTTGTAGTCAATCTGTTGTGCAACTAACCGTGTCTCTGCCTGTGTGTCTGACTTGCAACGTAGGTTACACATGTCAGCGAAGGCGTCAAGACTACCTGACCAGTACCACTCTGTCATAGTAGACTGTGGCAGTACCATACGTGCTTGCTCTGGGCATACACCCCTGTCAAGCAAGCTTTTGTATAGAGTTTTACAGGCTAAACTAATGTTACCTATCTTACCAACATCTACCACGCCATCACTGCCTTGCTTCTTATCAGCACTACGTCCACGCCATACGTCAGGCTGATGGAACTCAGGCTCACTATCCACATACCTACGGCTGATCTCATTCCAACGTAGGAACTTATGC